ATGGCCCCTGAACCCAGTTTCTTTAAATCTGGATCTCTTGTTTCTAAGTCAATTGCAATCTCATCTGCTTTTCTTAAATCAGGAAGTTCATTAGGGACTACCCATTCTGTAGTTGGCATTAACATTAGTGTTTCTCCTTTTCTGGTTTACCATGATAAACTTCATACCACGCATTACAATCTTCATTAGGACATTGATACATAGACACAATTAAAAATTCTTCTGTACCACAATCCTCTCCATCATAATCATTTTGCCATACAAGCTCTTGATTACAACTAAAACATTTAGGCATTATTTTTTCCTCTTCATGTCTTGCATCTTTTTAATTTCTAATTCACAATAATGAATTACTTTCTCTAAGTCTTGTATGCCATTTTTATTCATGTAACGACACACATACTTAATAACATTTCCTTGAAAAAAAGAAAGGTCATTTTTAGAAATGAATTCATAAGGTTGAATGTGAAAGTCTTTATAGTGACTTCCGCCTATTTGCTTATCTTGTGGAAAAGCACTTTCGAACATATCTTTACTTGTCATATTTTTTCTCCTTTACTATTTCTGTTAATAAATCAAAAAGAATATCTTCTGCACTACCAGAGTACGTCAATAAATCTTTATTTGAATTTATATATTCTATATAATAATCACCATCTTCTTTTGTTATTTCTTTTATTTTTAACATATTTTTTCTCCTTTATTTAATGTGGCAGTTGCTGGTTTAACGACCAATGATATCCAGGGAGCACGAGAAATCGAACCAACTTCGCTCGTTAGAGCCGGATGCTGCCATGTCACCCTATCGGGTCTCTCGTTCCCAATCGGTTTATATACGTTAGTATATAAATTCTTAAATATGTTTATATTCATTTCTTTTTATTCTTGCTTTCAGTTTGTATAAATTATTTCTTGCACGTGTTCCTCCAACATACCAAACTCTATGTTCTTCATCATGCTTTGCCTGACTTTTTTTAATTGCTTTTTTAATTTTATCTCCAATATCTAAACAAAGAATTACATTATCTTCTTCTCCACCTTTAGCTGCATGAATAGTAGATACCTTAATACGTGCTCTCTCATCTAAATCTTCTCCATTATCCAACATATTTTTTATATACTGTCTTTCATCTAAATCTGCTTCTTTAAATGCGTCAAACCAATCCACTGTATTGTCCCATTCATTTTGTTTAGCACCTGTATATTCTTCTATATCTTTTATTTCTTTTTCTTCTAATTCAATTCCTCTACACCATGAATTATAATTAACTGATGCGTTGTATATTCTAACTATAAAACTTTTACCTTTATTGGTGTAATAATATAAATTTCTTTTTCTCAACTCTTTTGTCATTTTTATTAACCTAGAAATAGTTCTAGTTAATATTAACCATTTACCCTCTGTTAAATCTATTTGATCTAAGTTATTTATTTTTTCACTTATACCTTCATAATCTCTTGGATAATATTGTTTAAGTTTTCTTAATCCAATTATATTAGTTAACGGTACTATAGATGACTCCTGAACCGCTCTAGATATTCTTTTTGAATACTTTAATACTTTTTCTTTTGCAGGTTCATTAATAAATCTATCAACATCAGCTCCTGCCCAAGCAAAAATAGCTTGGTCATCATCACCTGCTAGGTAAATATCATCAGTATATTGTTTTAGTTTATCAAATAGTTTCCACTGTAGTGGAGATAAATCTTGTGCTTCATCAATAAATATTGCTTTAAATCTAGGTAGGTCTTTTTTCAATAATAACTGGTTAATCATATCATTGAAGTCTAATTTCTTTTTAACAGTTTTATAATTTTGTAAATTATCACTTATGTTTTTTAGTATATGCCATCTTATTTCTTTAGAGTTATGTTCATTCCTATCATATTCCTCTCTAATAGAGACATCTCTATTGATTGCTTTACCTATCATTTGAAAATATGGACTATCACTATTCAAATAAAATATTTCTTCTTTATTATATTTGTCATAATACTTAACTCTCAGATTTAATTTCTTACCTATCTTTTCATAATCACTTGGTTGCATTACTTTTTTAGTATTCAAATCTAATTGATCAAAAGCAAATGAATGAATTGTTCTAAAATAATATAGGTCTTTGTTTTCTGCTGGCATTCTTTCTCTAGCTTCTTCTGCAGCTTTTTTAGTAAATGCAAAATATGCAATCTTATCTAACGGTACACCCATTCTAACATATGCTTTAGCTCTACTAATAAGCTTATATGTTTTACCAGTTCCTGGAGGACCAAAATATTTATATATCATTATACAATATCATCCTCTGATTCTTGTTTTATTACCTCTTCTACTTCTTCATCTTCTTTAAATAAGTATAAAGGAATTTTTGCACAATGATTTACGCCTGGATATGGTTTATTTGTTTTTTTATTAATTCCAGGAAATCTTTTCTTTTTACCAAACTCTGGTTTAGGTAAATGATCTTTTTCATTTTCAAACATTTTTTCTATCATGTATGAAGTTCTTGATGAATCTTTTCTCCATTCATTTTCTTTTAAAAAATTAAAAAAGTCATCATAAACAAAGTATGCATACTCTGTATCTTTCAATACGTTACCACTTAAAAAAGAATTATGCGTTGTAGCCTGAGGCCCGTTTATATGTTCCTTTAATAATTTCTTTAATATCTCGATTGGTCTGGTCCCTGGAGCCGGTTGCACTGTATCAACGGTATCTAATAATGCATTTATCATTGCATGAAAATCCATAGCTTTAATTGGTGGAGGAAACACATCAGCCTGCGCCATGATTAATCCTCTTAATTCTTTTTGATCTTTTATTTTATTTACATCTTTTGCATGTACTGGAACTGATTCACCTTTTTTATTTTCTACTGTAAAGTAATACTCAGGATCTGGTTTAAAATCTACTTTGATTAGATTAGTCATCAATGGCCAATCTATTTTCTTATCTGATATAATTCCAAACTTTCTTTTAACACATTCTGATTTAACACATACAGGTGCTAATAGTGGATCACTACAAGTATGGCCTTTTGTTTCTTTGTCCCAAGATTTTATTTTAGACTGAATGAAATCATCTGTCCATGTTTGATTAAATTCAAAATAATTTCTACCCGCTTGTAACACTTTATTTTTCCAATCGTCTGAATATTTCTTTTTAGCCATAACCATATAGTTGTATAAAAATCTATCTCGACCATCAGTCATTTTATTTTTTGATAATATCTCTAGACATGGTGGTCCATCTTTAAATTCTTCTGCGCCACCCATTAATACTTTTTGAATTAGATTACTTGATATTTCTTTTAACTGTTCTGAGGTTACTTTATTTAATTCAATACAATTTAAAAATAATTCAAATGACATTTCCTTACCTGAAGGATCTAATGCACGTCTTTCATCACCAAAGTAAGGTAAGTTTATAAAGTTACCGTTTATTTTATCTCCATCTGTATTACTACCTAATTGAGTTTGTTTAGGAAATATTTCTGTACTGATTGGTAATTTAAATAAAAATAATACTTGTTCTAAAAAGTCTTTTATCTCTTTTGCTTTTACTAATTCTTTAGTAAATAAATATAAATGAAGTCCTCCACTTTTTGATCTAACAGGTATTAATGGTAATTCTTTTTCTTGAATAGTATCTAGAAAAAATTTTGTATCTAATTCTTTATAATTTTTTGGATCTATATCTATTGCACCAAACCTAGCTAAGTTATCATCATTACATGGTTGAATACCAATAGATTTTGTTCCTTCTAAATGTTGTTTGTAATCTGCATCAGTTATTGGTTTACCTGACCAACCATAGTCACCTGATTTAAATTTTAGTTTACCTGTATCTGGATCTGTGTAACCATTACTAATATTACAAAAACCGTAATTACGTTTTAACCCTGTAAAATATTTTATAAAATCCTGCATATCTGTATCCCTTTAATTTTATTAAAGAATGGCGACAGTCTCCCGTCGCCACTCCATCTTCGAAGTATTCACTTAGTGAATTAGACAATATCTTGTGTCTGAGATTTATCACTTTTTTCATACTCAGGTTTTGCTGAACCTTTAGCAACAGACTTTTGAAATTCCTGTGCCATTAAGTATAAATCCGCATCTTCTTTTTGTGATACATCTAAAGCTCTCGCCATAGTTGGTTTAAAGACATGCCAGTTTTTACTTCCTGCAGTTTTACCAACAGTTTTTAAATTATAAACTGCTGCATATGCTGCTGGATTATAAACACCTTTCTCATCTTTAAATCTAAGATTTTTAATCAACTGATTTAATTCTCTTGCAGGTGTTAAGTTAGATGATCTCATAGTAATTACTGCAGGTCTAGGTTCTTCACCTAAAACTATTACATAAAAATATGCAGTTTTTTCTAAGTAATTACCATTAGCCAATCTGTATTTACCGTTTCTTTCTTCAACGGCATCTGATGGTACAGTCATATGAGTTGCAACAGGTGGAGCTGCTACATCACCCATTTCTTGCCATTCTGGAAATCTTGTTTGCACGTGTGCAACAACAATTTCCACACCTTCATTACCATCTATTAATTTAC